GGAAAAGGCATGGAAAACCCATGAGAAACCAGAAGATATTTGACATGAAGGAGGGGTGAAGTATGCCAAGAGTTAAGAAAACCATAGTAGAAACCCCCTCTGAAGATTTTGTTCCTGAGCTTGATCCAGAAGCAAGGGAAGCTCAGATGATTAATCTGGCAGTTGCACAAGCAGAGAAGCAGCTGAGGGAGGGAAATGCCCCTGCTCAGATCGTGACGCACTATTTAAAGCTAGCAACAGTCAGAGAGAAGAAGGAGCTTGAGATATTGGATAAGCAAGTGCAGCTTATCTCGGCCAAGACGGAAGCTCTCAGGTCTGCTAAAGAGATTGAGAGACTTTATGCTGAGGCCATTGACGCAATGAAGATGTATAACTATCAGGGCGATCACGAGGAAGAAGATGAAAACATATTCTGAGCTCATGAAGTTCACAACATTTGAAGACCGCTTCAAGTATCTTATGCTTGATGGTGTGATCGGAGAGATGACGTTTGGTTCAATGCGCGAGCTCAATCAGATATTTTACTCATCTGACTTCTGGAAGAAAGAAGTGCGTCCGAGAATCATCATGAGAGACGGCGGATTTGACTTAGGACATCCGGATTATCCGATCAAAGGACCGATCTATGTTCATCATCTTAATCCGATCACTGCTCGGGATATTCTTGAACGAGCTCCTTGCCTGTCGGATCCTGAGAATCTCATATGCTGTTCAATGCCGACGCATTCTGCAATCACTTATGCGAATCCGAATCTCATTCCAAAGAAATATGAAGAACGAAAACCTGGAGATACATGCCCATGGCGAACCATCAATCAAGGAGAGTAATCATGTGCGATGATGACCTTAGTTCTGTTTACAGAAAAAAGAACAGATATGAAAAAGGAACCGTGAACAAGATTGCAAATGTTCGCTGGTCCCCTGATTTCGATTCGGATGTACTTTGCGTCGTTAGTCCCGGAGAAGAGTTCGAGATTGATAACGAAGAGTCTACAAGGAAAGTATATAAGATTTATACATCGAGTGGCGTAGAAGGTTATGTCGCTCGACAGTTCGTAAAGATTGTGGGGTGATTTCATGGATGAGAGTATTCTTACTTCCGTGAAGCTTGGCCTCGGCATTACTGAAGACTATCCGTACTTTGACGATCAGCTTATCCTCTACATCAACTCTGTTCTTGCAGTTCTTGCCCAGACAGGTGTTGGCACTGAAGGCTTTACAATTCGTGATGCTTCGTCAAAATGGTCTGACTTTCTTGGTGACAAGATGAACGTGCTGGAGTACAGCAAGTCGTATGTCATCATCAGAGTGAAGCTCATGTTTGATCCGCCTCAGAGCTCCGGAGCACTTGATGCGATGAAAGCAATGGCTGCTGAGTATGAGTGGAGAGGGTTTGTTGAGTGCGACAAGATGCTTGAAGATTAAGCTCAGTGTTTGAATAATAGCTTTAACAGCTTGAAGATTGGGATAATCGGGAAACAAATCCAGAGGAGTGGCGTCACAAGGATCTTCAGTAATTCTTTGTCGGATTTCGAGAGCTTTTGAGGTCCGAATTTACAGATAAAGAAGATCGGAACAGCATTGAGAGTAAATGGCTGTAACGAATATGAAGGTGTATGAATCATTAGGCTTTCTTCTCTTAAAGCCATGACGATGCAGATTATCAAAAGAATTCCGATAAAGGCAATGATTAAGGGCAATAGCTTTTTCACGCGTTCTTTTTGTTCTGCTTCTTTGCGACGCATTTGGATCTTTTCAACTTCATGTGAATCTTTAGCATTTCCGCATGACGTACAGAATTTGGCATCATTAGCATTTTGTGTGTTACAATTTGGACAATACATAATCATTACCTCATGAGTATATAGTTATCTAATTATACCATAAATTGCAAGACTTGTAAAGCCCTTGAAAGGAGAAAATCAAAATGGCATTATCGAACACTGCCGTCCCAAAGTATTACGGCAAGTTCAGGGATGCCGTTATCAGGGGTGAAATACCCGTAAACCGTGAAATCTCATTGCAGATGAACCGGATTGACTACTTGATCCGAAGTCCGAACTACTACTATGACCCTGAACCTGTCGAGCGTTGGGTGAAGTTCTGTGAGAATGAGCTTACTCTGACAGACGGTTCAGACATGACGCTTCTTCCTTCCTTCAAGTTATGGGGAGAAGATCTTCTCGGATGGTACTACTTTGATGAAAGAACTGTCTACGAGCCACGGTCTGATGGACATGGTGGACGATATGTTCGAAAGAGAATTCGGAAACGTCTTTGCCACAAGCAGTATCTGATTGTCGGACGAGGTGCGGCAAAGTCAATGTATGCCTCGAGCATTCAGGCCTATTTCTTGAATTCAGACTCTTCAACAACAAACCAGATTACGACGGCTCCGACCATGCGACAGGCTGATGAGGTGCTTAACCCCATTCGGACAGCCATCACACGGTCTCGTGGGCCGCTTTTTCGTTTTCTGACAGAAGGTTCTCTCCAGAACACAACCGGTTCAAAAGCCAAACGTGTTAAGCTCGCTTCGACGAAGAAGGGAATCGAGAATTTCCTTAATGGATCGCTTCTTGAGATCCGACCCATGAGTGTTGACAGACTTCAGGGTCTGCGATGCAAGGTAGCAACGATCGACGAGTGGCTTTCTGGAGATGTGAATGAGGATGTCATAGGCCCTATTGAGCAAGGTGCGTCCAAGCTTGAAGATTACATCATCATCGCGACAAGTTCTGAAGGCACTGTGCGTAACGGTGTTGGTGACGCAATCAAAATGGAGCTTATGCAGATCCTCAAAGGCGAGTACATCAACCCGCATGTCTCTATCTGGTGGTACAAGCTCGACAATATTGATGAAGTCGGCAAGCCGAACATGTGGCTCAAGTGTAATCCGAATCTCGGGAAGACAGTCACTTACGATGTCTACCAGCTCGATGTCGAGAGAGCAGAGAAGGTTCCTTCCGCCCGCAACGATATTCTTGCGAAGAGGTTCGGCATTCCTATGGAGGGCTACACGTATTACTTCACATATGAGGAGACGAAGGTTCACCGTCCGAGAGACTTCTGGTCAATGCCTTGCGCACTTGGTGCAGACCTATCGCTTGGTGACGACTTCTGCGCATTCACCTTCTTGTTCCCGCTATCGAACGGCTGTTATGGTGTGAAGACGCGAGCATACATTACATCACTCACCATGAGCAAGTTACAGGCAGCTCTGAGGCAGAAGTATGAGGAGTTCATGGCTGAAGGTTCTCTTGTGGTCATGGAAGGCACTGTCCTTGACATGATTGAAGTTTACGAAGATCTTGACCGTCATATCACCGAAAAGGAGTATGATGTCAGGTGCTTTGGCTATGACCCGTATAATGCGAGAGAGTTTGTCGAGCGATGGATCACCGAGAATGGTTCATTCGGCGTTGAGAAAGTCATTCAGGGCGCCAAGACCGAATCTGTACCTCTTGGCGAGCTCAAGAAACTTGCTGGTGAGCGGATGCTGATCTTCGATGAGCAGCTCATGACATTTGCAATGGGGAACTGTATCACGGTCGAAGATACGAACGGCAACCGCAAACTTATGAAGAAGCGGTATGACCAGAAAATTGACTCAGTTGCAGCTTTGATGGACGCCTATGTGGCATATAAAGCCAACCGTGACGCTTTTGAATCTTGATAAGGGAGGTGACTGCCTATTGCGAGCCGTTGACATTGAAACAAAGAAACGATGCATGAGTGCCTACAACAATGGGCAGCCAATCAAGAAGATTTATCTAGAACTCTTTCACGATGATTATCCTGACACGACTTATGAGTCATTCAGAAGAACAATGCGCAAATGGCGCAGTAAAGTTCACCCAGACAAGTTTACGCTCGACAGTGGAACTTATGAGGGCTTTACTGCCCACGATGCAACCGTTCAGGTAAACGACAAGGGCGAGATCGTTCAGGCATGGATCAAGCAAACTCTTGACGATAGTCAATGGGACGCATTGCTTGATGTAATTCACGAGAACACGGAGCCAATCAAAATAGATCCGGTTACTGGTGACGGTGAAGGCATGCTTGAGATTCCGCTTTATGATATGCATCTTCCTCTCTCCGATCATCTGAAGAGCATTGAGCTTCTTCTCGGAATTATCAATCGTCAGAAATGGAATGAGATCAATATTATTATTGGACAGGATTTGTTCCACAATGATGACATGAGAGGCAGAACCGCATCAGGCAGAGTGATTGAGAAGGTTGACGTTGCTGCCGCATGGCAAATGGCGAAGACAATCTGGTATAACGTGATCGACACCTCTCTCCGACAAGCTGAGCGAGTGAAGCTGATTTACTCAATTGGCAATCACGATGAGAGCCTAGCGTGGTGCTTCGTGCAGATGCTGAAAGACCACTATCCGCAGGTCGAAGTCGATGACAGCCTGAAACAGCGCAAGTGCATTTATTGGAACGGCTGCTTTATCGGCGTTACGCATGGGCATTACATGAAGAACAAGTTCCATGATTTGCGCGGCCAGTTTACAATTGAGTTTCCGAAGGAATTCTCTGAATCCACAGTTCGAGAGATTCACGCCGGCCATTTACATCATGAAACTGAAGGTGACCTTTATGGCGTCATGATCCGCAGGCTGTCCAGAAATGGCGAAACAGATAAGTGGTCTGAGGACGAAGGATTTGTCGGAGCGCATAAGCGCTTTATGGTCTTTGAGTGGATGCCGGGCTGGCTTAAGGCTGTGCATTACATTTAATCGAGCAGAGAGGAGGTTGAAAATCAAAATGGAGTATAATAAAACTGATGAACTGGAACACCATGGCATTCTTGGAATGAAGTGGGGTGTGAGAAGATTCCAGAACAAAGATGGTACCCTTACTCCTGCTGGTAGAAAGAGATATGATGAAGACTTTACTACCAGAGAAGAAGGAAATACTCTTAAAAATGCCGGAAAAGAGCATGATGATTACAAGCAGGCGCATTCTGGCAAGTCGGTTAAAGAGTATGATACCAAAGAGCTTCAGCAGATCGTCAATCGGCTAAATCTCGAAAAGCAGTACGAAAAAATGACAAAGGACAGTGTTGCAAAGAAAAGCGGTAAAGATTATGTCGATAAATTCGTAAAAACTGCCGGAACGATTGCCGCCGTTACCGGTGCTGTGTCAACGGTTGTTAGCACCGTCAATAAAATCAGAGATGTCATGGGACCTCATCTTGAAACTGTCAGTACAACGGCTACTATTCTGCGAAGTCCCGAATGGTATGACTAACTATATAGAGGAGGGCCTCATCCCAATGGAATATATCAAAACGGACGAACTCGAACATCACGGCATTCTCGGAATGAAATGGGGTATCAGACGATTCCAGAACAAAGATGGCACCCTTACTCCTGCCGGTAGAAAAAGATATGATGAAGACTTTACTACCAAGGAAGAAGGGAATACCCTGAAAGACCAGAAGCGTTTAGAGAAGCAGGAAAAGAAGCAGGCAAAGCAAGAGCAAAAAGCAGCCACACAGTTTAATCGGAATGTAGCCAATAATTGGTGGAAAGCGTATAACAAAGCCAATGAGCCATTTAATGCAAATATTAGTGCCATAAATGAAAAATACAAAGATAGTGATTTCAGAAATGGCTTTGCTACCAAAGAGGGCATTAAGTATTTGAACGAGGTTAACGACTTATGGACCACGTCATACACGAAGGCCTTGGAGGACATGTTTGGCAAGCATCCCGTTGAAAAGTCAATGGATTGGGTTAAGAATGCTCCTTTTATGGACACATATTATTCGGAGATTGCATATGCTGAGAAGCAGTATTCCGATAAAAATAAAAAATAATACACTAGAAGGAGGCGGTTCAATGGCGGATGAACTGAATCATCATGGCATTCTGGGAATGCACTGGGGTATCAGACGATTCCAGAATAAAGATGGTACCCTTACTCCTGCTGGTAGAAAGAGATATGACGAAGACTTTACTACCAGAGAAGAAGGGAATACATTGAAAGACCAGAAGCGCCTCGAGAAAAAAGACAGCAAATGGGCAAAAAAGAATTACGATAGGATCTATAACCAAGCCTTTAAAGACAGCAAGAAAGAGATTAAAGAATTCGCTAAAGAGCTTAACCAGACACTCGACAGCAGATTGAAGAGTGGAAAGTTAAGCTATAACTATGTGAATGCTTACAATCAGGGACTTGCCGAGATCATGAACAGGAACGCGAGAGACGTCAGAGCCCCTTCCGGAAAACTTGTCAAGTGGGTCGCTAAACGAGGAGAGATGGGCGTTCACATGGCTCTTGCTGATGAAGGCTATGATCTCAGTCAGGTAAAACGCGGCGTTTATGGATCCGGGCGTATTGCTTATCGTAAGAAGTCAGTCAACACGGTTTAAGGAAGGAGCAAAATCAAAATGGAACTTTCTTTTGCGAACAGGCTGAAACATGCCTGGAACGTCTTCAAGAGCCGTGACCCGACGGACGAAAGACGAATGCGAGACTGGAGTTATGGCGGTCTTGACGGTTATCGCCCGGGCTATATCAGCGGAGCATATTATAACGCTTTGTCTGACAAGTCGATCGTAACCGTATTAAAAAACAGAATCGCTGTTGATGCAGCGCAGGTAGTAATTCAGCATGTCAGACTCGACGAGAATGACAGATATGTTGAAACTATTGACTCCGGTCTCAACCGTTGTCTTAATCTCGAAGCAAATATCGATCAGACGGGGCGTGCGTTTCGTCTGAATATTTTTTTATCGCTTCTTGATGAAGGAGCCATTGCTCTTGTTCCGATTGACACCACATTTGACCCTGAGATTTCAGGTACTTACTCGATCAACAATATGCGTGTCGGCAAGATCGTTGAATGGCGAAGCAAGATGGTGAAAGTGAACGTCTACAATGAAAACACCGGTCTTCGAGAGGACGTTATTGTTCCGAAGAAGATCGTGGCAATTGTAGAGAACCCATTCTACTCCATCATGAATGAGCCGAACTCGACATTCCAGAGATTGACACATAAACTCGCACTTCTCGATGCAGTCGATGAGCAGTCGTCTTCCGGTAAGCTTGATCTGATTATTCAGCTTCCTTATGTTGTTAAGACAGAGCAGAAGCGACAGCAGGCAGAGATCAGAAGGAATGAGATCGAACGGCAGCTTTCCGGATCAAAATACGGTATCGCTTACACAGATGGTACTGAACGGATTCAGCAGCTTAACCGTCCTCTCGAGAATAATCTTCTTGGTCAGATTCAGTATCTCACAGATCTTGCTTATTCACAGGTTGGCGTTACACCCGAGATTCTGAATGGTACTGCCGATGAGAAAACAATGCTCAATTATAACAATCGTGTTATTGAGCCGCTTGTGGCTGCTGTTGCTGACAGCATGAAGCGAACATTTCTCACAAAGACTGCCATCTCTCAGAGGCAATCCATCGAATACTTCAGAGATCCTCTTGCTCTTGTCCCGATGGATCAGATTGCTGAGATTGCAGATAAGCTCACGAGAAACGAGATCGTTACATCCAATGAGATTCGTCAGGCAATCGGTATGAAGCCCTCGGATGATCCGAATGCGGACACGCTCAGAAACAAGAACCTCTACGATACCACTGGTGGTCCTATGGTACCGACAGACGAAGAGGCGCCTGAGGATGGAACAGAGTACGAAGAGGATGCGTCTGATGAGGAAACTCAAGAAGAGCCGATGACTGAAGTGGAATACCTCGAATTGGTTAAACAGTTCGATGATGTCGATAAGCAGCTCAATGCTCTCGAGAAAACTGTTAATTCTGACTCTGTAAGTCATTCCGATGATGACGAGGACTTCTTTCACGCAAGCGATTATGATCCTGAGCGCAGGCACTTGTACTACATCAACTTCGAAAAGAAGGGCCTTCATAAAGACTATGAAAGATCGTCTACCAAAGGTCTGAACGAAGAAGGAAGAGCCGCAGCGCGCTATGCGAGGGAGCAGTATAACAGCGAGCGCAATGCGAAGATCAATGCACACAAGACTCAGATGGACAGTAACATCGAGTCAAGCAAGGATTCCGCGAGTCAACGCGTCGAAGCCTCGAAAGAAGGCATGAATGCGGCAATCGAAGCTTCAAAGGCGAATCGCGATCGCATGATCGAGTCTTCAAAAGCTAATCGAGACAGATCTATCGAGACTCGTCGTGAGCGCATGAAGACTGAGGTTGAATCGCATAAGAATCAGATGCAGTCCAGAATTGACGCGCTTAAGGACTACCTCAAAGGTCTTGATAAGTCCGAGAAGGCAAATCAAAGAGAGATGATCAACGAAGAAATTGCTCAACTCAGAGCTGATAACAAGGCGAAGAGAGAAGAGCTTTCTGAAGAATTCAAATCTCAGAGAAACGATCTCAATGAACTGCACAAAATGACTGCGGATGCTGAGCGTCAGAGTCACTCGAGCAAGACAAGCAAGCTGCGTGAAGACCATAAGGCCACCTCTAAGCAGGTGAAGCAGGAGCATAAAGATACATCTGATAGGCTCAAACAGGAACACAAAGACTACAGTCAGCAGGTTCGTGATGAGTATAAAAAGATGTATGAAGAAGAACTCGAGCAGATCAAGTCTCAGGCAAAGTATCAGACCACAAAGAAAACCAAGGGCTCCAGTGGAAGCAAAGAAAAATCTACCACTGTAGTCTATAAGGGTAAGAAAAATCTGTAGAAGGAGGAATGAATCAAAATGTCTTATGATTTTAGCGGATGGGCGACAAAGAATAACATTCTCTGCACTGACGGTCGAACTATCCGAAAAGACGCATTTAAAGAATGTGACGGCAAGACGGTTCCGCTTGTATGGAATCATCAGCATAACGATCCCGAAAATGTTCTCGGAAACGCCCTGCTTCATAACGAAGATGAGGGCGTTTATGCTTACTGTTCGTTCAATGAAACTAAGAAGGCTCAGAGTGCTAAGCTTGCCGTTCTTCATGGCGATGTGGACTCTCTGTCCATCTGCGCAACACATCTCAAGCAGAATGGTGGAGACGTTCTTCACGGCGAGATCAAAGAAGTGTCTCTTGTGCTTGCCGGTGCAAATTCCGGCGCTCATATCGATGAGGTGATTCGTCACGGAGAAGTTTCCGAAGGCGAAGCTATCATTTTTATGAATGAGTTTATCGATCTTGAGCACGTTGATCCGGACATGAAAGAAGAGCCTGAGAAAGAATCCGAGGAACAGTCTGAAGAACAGAACACCGAGACCGAGGTCAAGTCCGAAGAAACTAGCGAGCCCGAAAAGAAAACCGAAGAGGTTTCTCATGCGGACAACGAGCCTGAGCCGAAGACCGAAGAGAAACATGAAAAGACCGTTGCTGATGTTGTGAAATCTTTCAACAAGAAGCAGAAAGATCTTCTTTATGCATTCATCGGTCTCGCTCTGACTGATGATGGCTCTGAAGATTCGGACGATGAAGATCCTGATGAAGCAAACCATGCGGATGATTCTAGCGATGACTCTGAAGAGACCGTTGAAGACATCATCAATACTATGACCGAAGAGCAGAAGAACGTCTTCTACCTTCTTGTTGGCCAGGCAAGGATTGAAGCTGAAAAGGCTGACACAAAGCACTCTGACGAAGAGGAAGAAATCACCCACAACGATTCTAACATTTCTGAAAATACCGAAGGAGGTAATAACATGGAATACAATGTTTTCGAAAAGACCAAGGAGAACGAGGAAGTTCTCACCCACGCCGAGCAGATTGAGATCCTCAATGACGCGAAGAAGATGGGCAGCCTGAAAGAAGCTGTTCTCAAGCACGGCATCACCGACATTAGCAATGCGTATCCCGATTACAAGAACTATACTAACCGCCCTGAGCTCATTAAGGAAAACCAGAACTGGGTTACAACTGTCATGAATGGTGTTCATCACACCCCGTTCTCCCGTATCAGATCCATCTTTGCTGACATCACTCCTGATGAAGCTCGTGCAAAGGGTTATGCAAAGGGCACTGAGAAGGTTGAAGAGGTCATCGCTCTCCTTAAGCGTGAGACTCCTGCCACTACCATCTACAAGCTCCAGAAGATCGACCGCGATGACGTTCTCGACATCACCGATTTCGACGTTGTTGCATGGCTGAAGGCTGAAATGAAGCTTAAGCTCGATGAGGAGCGTGCTCGCGCTTACCTGATTGGTGACGGTCGCGGTATCTCTGCTCCCGGCAAGATCGACGAGACCAAGATCCGTCCGATTTGGACCATGGAAGATCTCTTTGCTGTCAACGCCGTCTTTACTGTTCCGGCTAACGCTACTACTGAAGACATCGCTAAGGGCGTCATTCGTGCTGCCGTTAAGGGCTTTGACGATTACGATGGCTCTGGCAACACGACCGCATTCATTGCGACGGATAAACTCTCCGATCTGATGCTTCTTGAGGATGGTTTCGGTCACAGACTTTACAAGTCCAAGGCGGAGCTTGCTTCTGCGATGCTCGTTGACAATGTTGTCGGCGTTCCGGTCATGAAGAACAAGACCAGAACAGTGTCTGGTGCTACCAGAGTTCTTGATGCAATCATTGTCGACCTCAACGACTATAACGTCGGTAACGACAAGGGTGGTCAGGTCAACTGGTTTGATGACTTCGATATCGACTTCAACAAGCTTGAGTACCTTATCGAGACTCGTGAGTCCGGTACTCTTGTTAAGCCGAATTCTGCGATCGTCGTTGAGCACGTGGTGGGGGAATAATCTCTGGCGTGATTCTGGATCATACATACGATCCGATTCTAGATCACGCCAAGGACCCTATTCAGCCATCGGATGATGAATAAGTGAGGAATTCAAAATGGCGAAATATTACGGAACAGTCGGTTATATGCGAACGGAAGAGACCGATCCTGTGAATCATCCCGGTGTTTACACAGAGGTTGAAACCGAACGGCATTACTATGGCGATGTATTGTCGAACAACCGACGCTATGAAACTGGTGAAGGCTTGAACGACAACATCAATGTTCGTAATGAGATCAGCATTCTTGCCGATCCTTTTGCTATGGAGAATCTTGCTTATATGCGGTATCTGACATGGCTTGGCAACAAGTGGAAAATCACGGATGTGAAAGTGAATTATCCGAGAATCGTTCTTACCGTTGGAGGTGTTTGGAATGGACCGGAGAATTGAACTGCATCATATTCTTGAAGAACTGCTTGGGTCAAGCCATGTTTATTTTCAGCCGCCCGAGACTGTCAGATTGGTGTATCCATGCATCGTCTACAATCTTGACAGATATTTCATAGCGAAAGCTGACAATAAGACGTATCTCGGTAAAAAGAGATACTTTGTTAACATTATCAGCAAAGATCCGGATTACCCGCTCGTGGATAAGATGCTTGAACTGCCATTGTGCAGCTTTAATCGACATTATACGGCAGATAATCTGAATCATTGGGCACTCGAATTATATTACTGAGGAGGACTAACTCATGCCTACTAATGATTTTAATATTAAATGGGATGCCACTGGCGAGCACCTTTATGAGACTGGTGTAGACCGTGGTGTTCTTTATCCTTATGACAACGAAAACAGCACATATGGCGCTGGTGTTGCTTGGAACGGTCTTACTTCTGTTTCTCAGAATCCTTCTGGCGCGGAAGCAAGTGACTTCTGGGCTGATAACATCAAGTATCTGAATCTGAGATCCGGCGAAGATTTTGGTGCTACGATCGAAGCATACACTTATCCGAATGAATTCGCAGAATGTGATGGTTCTGCCGAAGTTGCTACTGGTGTTAAGATCGGTCAGCAGACCAGAAAGATGTTTGGCTTCACTTACAGAACTCTGATCGGTAACGATACTGATGGTCAGGATCACGGTTATAAGATTCATCTGATTTATGGCGCAACCGCAGCTCCTTCTGAGAGAAGCTACTCTACTGTCAACGAATCTCCCGAACCGATGACGATGTCCTGGGAAATCAATACCGTTCCGGTTCCGGTTGCTAACTACAAGCCCACTGCTCACATCGAAATTGACTCGACTAAGTGCGACGCTACCAAGCTTGGCAACCTCGAGCAGATTCTTTATGGTACGCCTGCTGCCGGTCAGACTGCTGCTGTCGATGCCAGACTGCCTCTTCCCGCTGAAGTTATCAGCACTCTTTCCTAAGATAGTACCACATCTTTTACCGCTTGGGACCGTATTCAGTAAGGCTGGCGGTCCCTTATTTTTTTTATACCGAAAGGGGAAATTTACCATGTATGTGAAGAACATGACCTACAAGGATTTCAACGACGAGGAAAGAAACGAAGACTTCTATTTCAACCTCACGAAAGCTGAAATCACAGAAATGGAGCTCTCGACCGAAGGTGGCCTCGGTGCTACGATCGAGAGAATCACCAAGGCAAAAGATACGCCTGCAATCATCAAGATCTTCAAGGAACTTATCTTGAAGTCTTACGGCGTGAAATCTCCGGACGGCAAGAGATTTATTAAGTCTCCCGAGCTCTCTGAAGAATTTGCGCAGACAAACGCTTACTCTGATCTGTTCGTTGCGCTTGCAAGCGATTCCAAGGAAGCAGCAGCTTTTGTGAATGGCATTATGCCTGCTGACGTTAAGGAATCTGTTGGACAGGTTGCTGTAATCGAATAAACATAGCCTATGCTTCGCCTAGTAATTCCCGGAGGAGACTATTGGGATGAGCGAACACAGGAATTTTTCTATATAGAGGGACAAACCATCTTACTGGAGCATTCGCTCGTCTCTCTTGCTAAGTGGGAATCAAAATGGAAGAAACCGTTTCTGTCAAAGGAAGAAAAGACTCATGCTGAAACTATTGACTATGTGCGATGCATGACTTTAACTCCAAATGTTAATAGCAGAGTATATGAAACATTGTCAAAAAGGACAATTGATATTATCTTGGGCTACATTAACGACCCAATGACAGCTACAACGATTTCTGAAAGAGGACCGCAAAAGCAACCAAGAAGGAACATAATCACTGCGGAGGTCATTTATTACTGGATGGTCTCTTTGCAGATACCTTTTGAACCGTGTGAGAACTGGCATTTGAACCGGCTCATCACACTTATTCGCGTATGTAATGCCGAGAATCAGCCCAAAAAGAAACAATCTATGAAGGAGATTATGGCAGATCACGCGAGAATCAATGCTGAGAACAGAAAGCGACTCGGCACAAAAGGATAGATGAAAGGAGGCGTCGTATGATTAAGTTCAAACAGAAAGGCGATTTTAAGACACTCACAAACTATTTGCTGAAGGTCAATAAAGGCTTCGATGTTGGAATCCTTGACAAATACGGCGAGGAAGGCGTTACTGCGCTCAGATCTGCGACGCCTAAAGATACAGGATTAACCGCGGATTCCTGGGAATATCGTGTTACACGCGGAGACGGGAGCGTGTCCATCATGTTTAACAATACGAACGTTCAAAATGGAGTTCCAATTGCAGTCATATTGCAGTATGGGCATGCTACAAGAAATGGCGGGTATGTGCAGGGCATCGACTATATCAACCCTGCACTCCGCCCTGTTTTTGAAAAAATCGCTGAAGAGGCATGGGAGGAGGTGAAGCGCGTTGGCTAGAACAATCGATGAAAAAGTCGTAGAGATGCGATTTGATAACCGAGATTTCGAGTCAAATGTATCGCAGAGTATGTCTACGCTCGACAAGCTTAAGAGCGCGCTTAACTTCGATGGTGTGGAGAAAGCATTCTCCGGTATCTCTTCGGCTGCTGATAAAGTCAATTTGCACGGTATGTCAGATGCGCTTGATGGGCTTGGCAACAAATTCTCAGCGCTTGAGACAGTTGCCGTTGGGGCTCTTATGAATATAGGAGCAGCTGCGAGTTCGTATGTTATCGACAAGCTCAAAGAAGTGTCCATCGATCAGGTAACTGAAGGATTCAGTAAGTACGGCGAGAAAACGACCGCTGTGCAAACAATCATGAATGCCACAGGCCGCAGTATCGATGATGTTTCTGAGAAACTAAAAACGCTGAACTGGTTTACTGACGAG